ATCCAATTGCTTTCGGCGAATTGGTAAAGGCAAACCGTGGCCGCCGTGGGTTCACCTACACTCATAAACCCGCAACATTAGCCAATTTAACTATGGTTCGGATCGCTTTGCGCGAGGGGTTTACTGTTAACCTTTCCGCCGACAATTTAGCAATGGCTGATAAGCTTGCGGAAACCGGCGCACCGGTGGTTGTCGTATTGCCAAGCGATCAAATTACAGCATTAAAGACGCCCGGCGGCCGCCATGTTGCAATTTGCCCGGCGACCATATCGGACGACGTTACTTGTGCATCTTGTGGCCTATGCGCCGAAGCCGGGCGCAAATCGATCATAGGCTTTCCGGCGCATGGGAACCGGAAAGCAAAAGCTTCGGCTATAGCCCGCGCCGCCTAATATCAGGGGCGGCTTGACCGCCGCCCCTATTTAATCTTCAAACCCAAAAAGGAAACACCGTCATGACAAATCCCGCCCTCGCGCCCCTCGCCGCCGCCCGCGCCGCCGCCCTCGACGCCCGCGCCGCCCTCGCAGCCGCATATGACGCTCGCGGCGAATATGACGCTGCCCTTGACGTTGCCCGCGAAGCCCTTGCCGCCGCCCGCCGCCAGCGCGGCGGCGGCGGTGCTTACGCCACGTATTGCGACGCGCTTGCAGCATATGCCGTTGCCGCCGCGCGCCTTGACGTTGCCCGCGAAGCCCTTGCCGCCGTTCGCAAGGCAGAAGGCGGTGACGCATGAACGCGAAGCACACATTCCCCGCCAACGCCCCGCTTTGGTTAGCAATTTGGGCAAATGGCGACGCGCACACCTATTCCCGGTTTGCTGACTTGGCGGGCGATGTAGCCGCCGGGTTTCGGATCGAGCCTGTCGAATACCGCGTGATGCTTGAAGACGGTCGATGGACCGATTGCGGAAACGACGTGGTCGAAGCGGTCGAGGAGCTTGAACGCGAACAAGAAATGGAAGCGCGGCACGAGAACGCGCGCGGCTCAATGATGGATGAGAGGGTTTTCTAGATGAAAAGAAAACCTCCCATGCGTGTCTTGATCGCTTGCGAGTATAGCGGCACTGTTCGCCGCGCTTTCGCCGCATTGGGTTGCGACGCATGGTCCTGCGACCTGTTGCCAACGGATGACGGGTCGCCAAATCACATAAAAGGCGATGTTCTTCCTATCGCTGGGAAAGGCGATTGGGATTTGATGATAGCTCATCCGCCTTGCACTTATTTATCTGTCAGCGGGCTTCACTGGAACAAGCGCAAACCCGGAAGGGCGGCAAAAACAGAGGACGCGCTGCAATTCGTTCGCCAGCTATTGGCCGCGCCGATTGCAAAAATAGCTCTAGAAAATCCGGTGTCTTGCATTTCGAGCCGAATCAGAAAACCAGATCAGATCATTCAACCTTGGTATTTCGGCGATGATGCCAGCAAAAAAACCTGTTTGTGGCTTAAAAATCTGCCATCGTTGCGCCAAACTAACCGGCTCGAAGGCGATGCCAAAACCCGCCGGGCCAATCAAACGCCTAGCGGGCAAAACAAGTTGGGTCCGTCGCCTGACCGTTGGAAACTTCGCTCTATAACCTATCCCGGAATTGCCGCCGCAATGGCTGATCAATGGGGAATGAAAGGGTTTTTTAGATGAAAACAAAACCCGACGCTTACGCTCGATCTTGCAGGCTTCGCATGAAAGCATACGACAAACTACCACCGGCAACGAGGGCGGCATTGCAAAACGCCGACCACGACATAAACCCGGCCCGGCTGGTCTCTGAAATGAAAGACGCTGGCGCGACAGATGAGGAGCTTGTTAGGATGGTAAGAAAGGTTAGGGCGTTATGAAGCGGCCCCACAAAAAAGCGAAATTCGGAGAAATAGGTTTTCTTTTCCCATATGCTGATGGAATCCCCGCGTCCTGGCTTGAAGAAGACGCAAAGCGCGAAAAACTTATGCCCGAAAAACCTAAGCCAAAAATGCCTTCAGAACCTCCAACCATTATAAGCAAAGAGGAACTCAACAGGCAGGCTGTAAGAGCAGGCAAAAGATTGCAGGAGGGTAACAGAGCAGAAATTTATTGGGAAAAAGTCAAATCCAAATCAGGAAACACGACAGACCAAGCAAAAACATCTAGTGGAAGCCATACAAATTCGGTCGGCGGGTCTTTAAGCAATTTAGGTGAAGGAAATCACTGGTACAGACCCAAATTATACTGGTAACGCCCGCATAGACGCCCATGATCAGATAACGGAGATTGGCAATGGACATCAAAATTGACGCGGAAAGCCTAGGAGAGATTACGGCCCTAGTGAGCGATGAGGCGGTAAACGCTGCAAACGCGGCATTCTCTGATCTTGGTGTAAGGTTCGGAGACGCTATGTGCAATGCCCTTACCGCCGCCGCCCCTTTCATCATCGCTCCGGTGGTGCGGGAGATTGAGAAGGCATGCAAGGCTGTGACCGATGAGAGCGATCCGTGGGAGAGCGGCAAGAAATATCAGGCATTTCTCGCCATCCTCACCAAATACGGAGCGGGGAAATGACCCTACTTAGCGCGAAGCCTGTGTGTGAAGAATGCGCGGGGACCGGAGTCCTCTTTTATGCTGTTCCAGCCCCCGGTGGCTTCCAACATAACAGTAGGCCGTGCCCCACATGCAAGCCAGAGAAGCCGGAGGGGTGCTTATCATGGCTTATCTAAACCATAACTTGCCAACGATCACTTGTTACCTAAGAAATGAATTTCTCTACAATCACGCGCAAGGCCACGGCGACCACACTTTGTGCGACGTTCACGCCGTTTCTTCGATTGAAAAACGGACGCCATTGTTCGAGGCGTTTCTAGAAAACGGGGTCAATTGGACGCGCCGCCCATTGACCGCCTTTTGCTGGAAAACTGACGCCCCGATTTTGCCGCTGGAGGAACAGCTATACTGGGATTGTTTCAGCCCATATATCGACGTTCAAGTTAGGTCTAGGCTGGTCGGTCTGCGAGCCGATTTGCTGTCTCCGACAAATGTTGTCAGGGTCGGGCGTTATCTTTTTACCCTAGACTGGTCATGGGAAAATAAAGCGGTGCTGGATACCAATTTCAGCGAGACGCCAGAGCATAAATGCGCGCACCTTTTTGCTGGCGAAGACGGCAACTATTTTGCATACCCCAATAACCGTGTCGTTTGGTATGACGACGCCTGGACACGCAACCGGATTACGAAAAACCCGGGCTACAAAATTGATATGACGACTTATTCCGTTGAAAACAAACGCAAAATGGAAACGTCCGATCATTTTATGTACGACACAAAAAGCGAAGCATAATTTACAAAAGGAAAAACGCATGATACCCCGCCATTCAATTTACATCCCGCCGCCGGAACGCCGATCAATCTTTAGAATTGCTTTTAATCTGGCTATCGGAATTGTTTTCTTAATCACAATATCATTCGCCAGCATTGTTTTGCTTGCGGTAATTGCCGCGTTCATGGGTGCGCTCAAATGACAGATGAATTTCGGACATTGGCAACGTCGGCAACGCATGTAATCAATTGCATTGCTGGCTTGAGAATCTGTCAAGAAAAGTCCGAAAATGGTTTCGCAAAGGACGCATATCAGGACGTTATCTATAAATTGCAGGACGGCATTCTTTCGCTGTCTGATTTGGAAAAGACATTAATGAAAGGCAAAAAAAGATGAGGAACGACAAGACGGAAAAGGTGAAATTCACACGCCGCGCTCGATTGACACAAATCGAAAAAGACGACATGGCGACAAGGATAACGGCGGGGGATGATCCCAAAATCATTGCAAAAGACTTCCTTTGCACAACCACAACAGTGCGGCAGGTTGGCAAGGAAAAGGGCCTTTTGTTTTTGGAAAAACGTCCGGCTCGGCAATTGGCGCACAAAACGTCAGAGAAAAAAACAAACCCAATTAAGCTCAACATATATTCGAGCGATATTATAAAAGCCATTCCGATGTCCCGCCTTATGGCTGGAAAATGAGGGTGAGCAATAATGCCCGCCCACACAAAGGAGGAACGACCATGAACCGATACCTGATTGCAGCTGCATCCCTATGCGTTGCTGCACCAGCCTACGCCGCGCCAGAGCTTGGCGTCTGTCACACTGAATACGCCCTCTGCGCTGCATCCAGCACCGAGGCCACAGGCAAAACGATAATCATTGACGGCAAAACCTTTCTTGAAGGTCACGCTGTCTGCCCGGTTCTCACCGGAGAAAGCATTGCAGATTTCAATTTGACGGGCGGCGGGTGCAATCCGCCAGCAATCCCCGGCGGGGTCTGGAGCCTGTTCTCCGCTGAGACTAACTACCCGCAAGCCCCGAGCTGGTCGGTCGTTCCGGCTGTCCCCCGGACGTTTACGACCGGCCTGGGACGCGGCCTGGGCATGAGCAATATGTGGAGCTTCCCTTGCGTCAAACGCCCGGAACCCGTTAACGGCGCAACGCTGGCGGATTGTTTCGGCCCGATTAACGAAAGCCCGTGGGACGGCGGTTATGTTTTGCCGGGATCTTCGACCGTAACGGCGGCCCCAGTCGGCGCGTCCGATCCAGTCGGCGGAAACTACTGATTTTATGGCTTACGTTAAAGTTCCAAGGGCAACGCGCTGCATTTGCGGGACATGGTTGCCGCATGGCGCAACTGTCCTGAAAGACAAGAAAGAGAATTGTTATGATTGCTACCGATGCAGGATTAGAGCGGATGTTGGAAAGGATGCGAAGAAATCAGGAGAAAATAGATAATCTACAAATTGCCGCTCATCCTCAAAGCGCAAAACTTTGTGAATACAATTTAGGGCGAGGCATGAAACTTCAAACCGCTTACAACATTTGGGGGCGAAGCCTAGTAGACGCCATGCGCCGGAACAATAACAATTAACAAAACATGAGGGGAAAATGAAAACTCGCCATTACGACAGAAACGCACAGGGAATCCTTGCGGAAATATCAATAAATTGCGAAACTAAAGAAGACTATACAAATTTGATCTGGGCGATGCGTTACCCGCAACCGTCATTGATTGCGAGTAAAGGTTGGCCTTACCAAATGCGTAAATTACCGCCGCCCGTGCAGCGCAAGGGCAAAGCATTTTTTGAGGTGATAAAATGAAACGGAAAGCATTTTTAGACAGCGTAAAGACATTGCTTGAGGTGCGGGAAAACTCTTATGGCGACCCAGACCGACATTGGGAAAAGGTTTCGCGCCGCTGGTCTCATGTCATTAGTGATACCATTACGGCAAAGGACGCCATAATGTGCATGATGGAACTGAAGATGGAACGGCTTATTGAAGCGCCAGGACATTTGGACAGCATTGCCGATATTGTAGGATACGCCGCAATCTTGTATGAACTGGAATCTGAAAAATGACGCTCGCCGGTTCTTGCGTTCCGGTTTGAGTGTGGCTCCCTCGCCGGCGTCCCGGCGGTATCCCGGCGGGGGGGTCTTAAACCATGCAAAACGTGTCGCCAGTCTGAATCAGAGTTCCGCCCTCTACCATCTTTTTTAAA